TTAGGACAAGAAGTACCATTGTGTTCCTATCAGCATTGTTACACATTCATCAAGGGCGGTATTGATGGGCATAAGACGAAACATGTGCCTATTGGGCATGTCCAGATTGATCACCTTGAAGAGTACGGCTACGCCGAACGTGGTGAAGACGTCCTGTTTAACTCAATGGTAGCACCAGGATGTGTAGCTATGTTGTGTGGCAGGGCCGGCAGTCTATTGGACGGCACACCTTACCATGCTACTTTCAAGATCAACCCAATGATTAACGAATTTGACGATGGCCACACTTATCGTACGATGAACTACGGTGATCTCTGGGCCTATGGGGTTGTGGCTAGATGGCAAGGTCATAACGTCCGATATAAGCACCCACTGAACCTAGGATCACATAGGATTTATGCTGCCAATAACGTTAGTGTAGCCATGCCACCTACGACCCCATGTAAATTGAGAAGACCAGAGAACTATCGATTTGTTGGTGTAGAACGTAGAGATAAATGCTGGGGCTCCGATTTTAGTCACAGGTTATATCAGGAACAAGTGTTCACTTGGAGCGTGGTTAGATTTGAGGTACTATCGGAACCCGAGTGGCTGGCTGAGGTCGTCGTCAGGGAGGACCTCATGCCTAACTTACCGAAATACTACACTACAGCTGCGGATATCGTCGCTAACACACTGGCGAGGCTAACTGCCCGGTACGATTTAGCGTTGGCGGGTTTTCACGTGGACACGATGATCGTTGGGATGCCGTTGAGAAACGATACACCAGCTGCCCCATTTCAGAATGGTGTCGACCAGATGGAGCAACCAAACGACGAACTACCACCCCAGGCAGACGGCGACTAGCAGAGCTAGAACATATACCCCGATGCCTGAAGAAGTCTGGAACTAATTCACTTGCATCATGTGCCTTTGATCAGGCTGATTATATACTATTAGACTTGCGTAAAGGTCATACTGGTGATGGTACTTTATGGAAGAAACTTAAAACTTTTGCAATACCGCTGGCGGCACAGTATTTCTCTTTACTGGACATCACTGCATATTACATTCATTCAAAAACTCACTTCCATTCGTTACGGGGTGCTGACTTGAGGTACATATCTAGGATCCAATATGGGCCGACACTATTTCCCTATGGGCCCGTTAACGATGCCGACATCCTCAACGAGGTGTTTATGACAAATCATCAATACACACATCTTGAAAATCTGAGACCCAGTACAATAATCGCTATCCTGCGAAAACACATTCCTTTGAATCACACTAAAGTGTCAGCTAAACATTTGAGACACGTGACAGTTAATGAACTTAATGCTCTTGATGAGAATTACGTGTTACCTAAAATACAATTTCTCGAATACTTCATCAGCAGGCTGATAAATCACCCGGACTTTACAGAGGCCTTTTTCTCTGGCTTAGTAGTCTGGGTTCTTAATATGCCTCAAGAGGTCTACAATTTCATCAAGAAAAGTAAAGTATGGTACAAACCATATATTGATGTTCTTTCTTTCGCTAGTTATGTCAAGTCTAATGTCACATTACGACTAAAAGCTCTACAAAACTGTCTCCAGATTGACTTGACTCCTTGTTTCGAGTTCGAAGTGTTAGTTAATAGGGGATTGGGAACGGTAGACTGGGCGGCAGAGAAGGACCACCGTATTAAGCCCAACGTATGTAATATTTCTGATGACGTCGTTTACAGGAAATGTGGTGAACTGTTTTCTCGACTGTTACGTAATGGTCATAAACCTACTAAGAAAAAGTGGGACAACCATTGGAAGATGAGATGGAAGTGGGCCCCCGCAGGGACATTTTTCAGTCAGTACCAAGAAGATGACGAGTTTAAGGCTGCAGACAGTACCCTGCGCAATAAGATCTTTGC